GCTTGACTTGCTTGACCTGCTGTCTCAATGCCTTGAGTTGCTGCATTAGCTCCTGCGTTCCAGGCGGCCTGACTTGCTTGATTAGCTGCTTGATTCCAAAGCTCTTGACTTGCGGCAGTTGCGGCTGACCCTCCGCTCACAGCGTCATAGATGCTTGATCCCAACTTATAAACATCCTTACCAGTATTATAAATCTTTCGAGCTTGATTGATCTGCGCCATGAGTTTCTGCATGTCGCTAGCTTGAGCTCTTTGAGTGCCTCTTTGTGACGGCTGGCCTTGCCTACCTTTCTGCATGTCCCGCAAATACTGAGCCAACAAAAGCTGCAACAACAGCCTTTGCTGATTCCCGATATTTTGCGGCATGTACCGTTGGGCCATTATTTCTTTCCTGGAATAGTTTCCGAGTCTGGAAGAAAGCTTATTGGGCTACTATTTGCCCAACTTGGCTGGGTTGGCTCAGCTACGGATTGCATCACGCGAGGCGTCAAATACTGATTAAGGAGAGCTGTGGTATCTAAGTACTGCCCGTAGTTCTGACTCATTTTAGGAGTAAGAAACTTTGCCGCATCAGCGTATGGCTGATACTGAGCAATCATGCTCTTGAGAGCCTTCTTTTGTATGCGAAGCGCCTTCTTTGCTGCCTTTCTCCTTGCGGCATCATTAGCTCTTGCCGCCGCCGCTCGCGCTCCAGCTTGGGCATTTTGATACTCCCACATTTGCTTAGCGTAAGCGTCATCGTCAGCAGCAATACGGCCCATGACATCCAGGATGTCTGAGCGACTATTGCTTCGAGAGCGGTTTACATCCCAAGTGTCATAGACACCCTTAATGCCTCCGGCAACGTCGCTTATAGTGTCCCAGTTGCGATCAAGCCAATTACCCTCTCCGCCCGAGTCTGACCCGCCACTATCTGATCCAAACCACCCAGAAACGGTATCCCAAATATCCCCGAGCCATCCCGAATCGGCCATAGCCTACCTCCTAACTAAATTCCCCTTGCGATCTCGGTACATCCCTGGCGATACACGCACCATGCCGTTCTTCCCAGCTCTAGGAATTTGAGAGCCCGAATCGCCTGCCTCGTTACCAAGCATATCCAGCATATCTCCCATCTTTTTTCCTACTGAATTGCCATCCTCAAACTGCAACCCCAGCTTTTCACCTGCACTACGGGCACCATCAACAAACTTGTTTAGCTGATCTGGGCTCATCTGTAAGTCTCGCCAGTTCATTGGGTTCTCTGTGGTGCCTCGCCACATCTTATCCGGGGGAGGCTTTCTCCAAAGCTTATTGGCCCCGGCAAGCATATCCGAAATGCTTCCCTGATTAGGGCTCCATCCTATAAGGGTACTAATCAACCTTCCTTGATCATCAACGGCATATCTATTGGGATCTCTTGGGTCAATTCCACGATCTAGTCTTTCCTGCGGAGATAGGTTTCTCGTGTTGCCCCAAGGAAACGCATTTGCCCTGTCTCGCCCATCGCCACGACCTCTACGTTGATTTCTATTGTTCATCACTCCTCCGTACTTGCTTTAGGAATCATTGAATCGGTGCTATTAGACTTGCCTACCGAAATGATGGTTATGGTTTTCCGCTTCTTCTTGTTGCTCTCAGGATCACCCCCTTCGTTGTTCATCTCGGCAGGCAAGTTCTGGAATAGCTCTGAAAGAGCGTCTATGAGCTTTTGGTATTTGTCAGAATCGACCATTGGATAACGGCAGTTTAATAGACATTTCTTACCCTAATGTTAGGTAAACGCCCTGCCTGATGTAAGACTGGCCTACTCTGCCTTGGGAGGAGATGCTAGGGCTATGAGCTGGTCTCGAAGCTGGGTAATAGTTTGGTGCTCAGCCGGGGTAATCGGGGCTCTTAAAGCGTGTAGGGCTAGGTAGGCGATAGCTTCTTTAATGTCCATTCTTTTGGGCTCTTTTTGTTCTGTCATAGCTATGCTGGCACCGTTATTGTTTCATTCCCAAGGTTTTTAATTGTGTAGCTGATGCGGTGATAAATGATATCAGACAGGGAAGAGTTTGAAGTTACATCAATATAGGGGGAGTCCCCGTTCCAGTCGAAGGTAACATCCAAAGTTCCCGCTGTAAGGTTTTGAGAATCGCCAAACTTAGTTACCGTCACATCAATAACGCCTCCGTTGCTGCGAGTTGCTGCTACCGACACCATACCTGTTTCAGTCTGACTCTCGTTGGTTGGCCCCGCCGCCTCGTTTTGCACGTTTACTGAGTACTCTATGATACAAGCTCCGTGTCGCTCATTCAGCATAATTAAGCGAACAAGATTTTTGGCGGTATTGTCCGTTAGCTCTTTTTGAATGACTTTTTGTTCTCTGACTACGCTTGCGCCGTCCAGGTTGTTCAAATTAAGAAACTTAATTGAATGAACAATTTCGTTTGGTTCTGAAAAGTATTCTACCTGAACGCCTTCATTTCCTACTGAGTTCAGCGCGTCCTCTGCGTCTAGTGGATAGTAGGCAGTATAAAGAAGCGAGCCGCAAATATCCCCTCTAGCGACATACTCAAACGCGCTACTATCTCCGCGAGCTCGGCCAAAAATATACAATGGGGGTAGCAGGTCGTCGGCAAATAAGTTACTTGCAAAGCCCCAAATTTCTAGGCTAGTGCCAGATGCCGCTACGGTGCTCCCGATACAAAGCGTAGTGCCATCATAAAACAGGTTGGCATTGGTCGCCGGAGCCTCCCCCGCCCCACCTCCTAGCACTACCCCTCCATCAGCCAGTGCCCCACTCGAAGCCATTGTTGTTGTAGCGCTGAAGTAAGGGACGCCGCCAGATGTCCCACTAGCCAAGCCAGTTCCACCATACGCCACACCAATAGCGGTTGCTTGCCAAGTGCCAGTAACCACCGTCCCTACCACATCAAGTAGCGTGTTTTCCCAAGCAGTTCCGTTGTATTTTAATGTCTGACCCGTCGAGGGAGAGGAAATGCTGGCATCCGTAAGATTAGACAGAGCCGGATTGTTGATTTTTACTATGCTCGTAGCTGAGCCACTACCGTTGTCGCCCTTCCCGTAATACAGACTTGGGATAGTAGTAGTTTCATCAACGGCTAATTCTCCACCAGCAAGTGTCGAGGGAGCTCCCGAAGTGCCTGTAGTTCTTCTCTTAACTCTAACTTTGCTGACCATGAATTATTAGTATGTACCACCGTCAAAGGTTATGCCGTCAATAGTGCCCCCCGTAATAGCTACGTTACTTGCGTTCTGAGTGGACATAGTGCCTAAGCCGGAGACGTCTGTATTTGGAATAGTAGCAGCAGCGGTAAAAGCTGAAGTGCCGTTCCCCTTAACGTATCCAGTTAGTGTGGTTGCTCCAGTTCCACCGTAAGCCACAGCAATAGTAGTAGCGTTCCAAGTTCCCGTGGCAAGAGTCCCAACTGACGTTAGGCTTGAGCTAGTAACCCCGCTTCCAAGCGCCGAGCCTGTCAGCACGTTTGTGCCGTTTATCTTGTAAGTCTTGCCCGATGCCAGGTCCAGGTTCTCGGAGCTAGTCCAACTATCCGTTGAATCTACCCAGTTAAAGGTCTTATCAGTTGTACCTTTAAGAGTAATTCCACCACCGTCAGCACCAGCATCAGTAGGGCTAGTGATGTCCCCAAGTACGATGTTTTTGTCATCAACCGAAATGGTTGTGCTGTTAATAGTGGTTGTCGTTCCATTGACAGTAAGATTGCCAGTAACGGTTAGATCATTCCCGAAGGTAGTATTGCCACTTAACGTCGCTCCGCTAAGATTCACCGTTCCCGTAAAGGTCTTGTTGCCCGATATGGTCTGAGCACCCGATAGCGTTACATACGCACCTGCGCCACCAATGGCCTCAACGGTAGTTGCAGTTCCACCAGTTCCACCAGTCCCTTTGCCGTAGTACAGCGTGTCATCCACCTCATTGTACGCAAGCTCAGCATTTGCCAAACTGGTTGGAGCACCAGAGCTTCCACTAGCTCGTCGCTTAATCCTTATAGTATTAGCCATTAGAAATTACCCCCGTCCGTTAAAGTCACCTTGCCTCTATTTGTCCACACGCCGCCACTAGCATTGAAAGACAAAACATCCTCATCCGAAATCCCAGAGAGACTAACATCATATCCCCCCACTTGGGTTGATGATGGACCCGCTGGACCCGTATCGCCGGGAACAAGCACAAGATTCAATGTCTGGTTCGGTGCCGTTCCCGTTATTGTAGCCGAAGGAGATGCCCCTGATGTAACTGTGCCGATAGAAAGGGTGTTGGCGGGACCAGCCGGACCAGTAGGCCCTTGAGGACCAACAGATTGCTGTAATTGTGAGTATACCTGCTCTTTCCATTTGCGGTCTTGAAAGCTATCAATAGACGCTCTTGGGGGCTTCCGAATGGCGCTCATCGAAGTACCTCAAAATCCTCCTCCGCTTGGGAAAAAACTATATCCACGGCATCTGTAGCCGTAAACTCGTACTGCTTAGTACGAAATATATTGCGCCGCTGATCTCGGAGAATAAGGTTGTACTCGCCAATGTTTCCAAGGGAAAACTCCTTAATGTTTGACCAGTCACGATTATCAATCTTATACCGAAGCATGAGCTTGGGAGTTCCCGAGCTTAAACCCGATCCTCTTTTTGCCCTAAATCTGAGCTCACTAGACTGCTTTTGCTTGCTTGTCCCGTAATCAATATGTCCAGTAGTTCGAGCAAGTCGAATTACATCCGTGTCGTCCCGGTCATACTTTTGGCTTAGCTCTGATACAATCAACTTATCCCGTCGCCCAATTAAATGAAGCCCCCAGCCGCCAGCATAGACATAGGAGTTCCCTGCCCACCGACTATATGAGGCGCTTGCGTAGTCCCACTTACCCCACTCGCACCAATCATCCGTAGTCTGATTATAAACAAACGTCTTATCTGCCGCTGGAAACGTAAAGATGAAAAATATGTAGCCATCAATCTGTATCTTAAAGGCAACGGCGTCAGAGATCTTAGAAAGTCCCTGAAACTCCTTGTCGTACTTAGTGCTCAAGCGCTCAACGCTTTTCCCAGCGAAGCGAACCAACCTACGATTTTCATCAAGCCAATACAGCGAGTTCTCGTCGTCAATGACTGCGTAAGGAGCTGAGCACCCACTCTCAATAACCCCGCCGGGGATGCGCGAGAAAGGAGTTGTGCCGTCGTTCTCCCATATTTCAACAGTGCGCTGATTGAGGAGGTATATTT